TTAGTCTTCACGAAGATGAACATATTTTGCGGCACTGCGGCGTCTGTCCTCTTCAATGGCAGCATAATGTTTTTTTGTTGTATTGACATCTTTATGACCAAGGACATCTGCAACCAGATAAATATCACCTGTTTCCCGGTAAAGAGAGGTGCCATAGGTGCTTCGCAGTTTATGTGGGGTAATATTCTTTAAGTTTGTGACAAGTTTTGCGTATTTCTTTACGAGATTTTCCACTGCGCGGACTCCGATTCTTCGTTTCTGCATAGATAAAAACAGTGCGTTTTCATCCCCGGAAACCGGAGTGATCAGTTTTCGTTCTTCCATATATCCGCACAGGGCATTTCTGACTTCCTCTCCGAAGTATACAACAACTTCTGCGCCACCTTTCCGGTGGATCTTGATTCCGTTGTTTTTTAAATCGACATCATCCAGATCCAGACCGACACATTCCGAGACACGGATTCCTGTCCCCAGCATAAGCGTCAGAAGAGCCAAATCACGTACTTTTGTGCGGTCATGGAACATTTGCTGCTTTTTGGTTAAATTTTCGCCAGATTCGACCTCGTCAAGCAGATTGGCAACTTCATCCGCATCTAACCTGATTATATTTTTGTCGTGGATTTTCGGGGTACTTACTTTGGATGCTGGATTCGACTGTATAAACTCATTTTTGTACAGATATTTATAAAAGGAGCGGAGAGAGGAGAGTTTCCGCTTGATTCCCCGTTCCTCGTTGGTATGTGCCATACCATCCTTTTCATATACCTTTAAATTATACAGATATTCTTCCAGATCCATGGGTTTTAGATTTTCCAGAATACTCAGAGGAATCTCCGTAATGCTCATTTTTTTGCAAATTGGGTTGTTTTCGTGCAGATAATCGAAAAAACAGGAAAGATCATAGGCATAGGCAAGTCTTGTCCGTGACTGGGTTTTGGATTCGATTGCTATAAAATACTGTTTGCAGTAGGGTGGAAGAGCAGCAAGCTGCTTTCGCAGTTTTAATTCATTATCAATATCTACTTTTTCGTAATATGCTTTTTCATTGTTTTCCATTGATATTCCACCCTTCTATTCTGCCGGTGCATATTGCATGGAAAATGCGTTTTTTGACACCGGGGTTTTCTAAATTAATCTGCCGGACAAGTTGTTTGACATATTCACGTTTGGTTTCCCCATCTGCCGGACACGGATTTTTCACAAGGGGAAGATGATATTTATGAAGAAATCCGATGACATTTGCTTCCGGAACATACATCAGTGGCCGGATGACAGTGATTCCGCTGCGGTCTAAATGGGTGACAGGGGCAAACGAATAAAACTGTCCTTCATAAAACATTGATAAAAACATGGTTTCTATGATATCGTCCATGTGATGCGCATAAGCAACTTTATTGCATCCAATTTGCCTCGCATAGTCATTTAATGCGCCTTTTCGCATTTTTGCACATAGCGCGCATGGAGAACTTTCTTTTCGTTCTTCAAAAACAATTTCGCTAATTTTGGTTTTGATTACATGATATTCGACATCAAGCGTTTTACAAAGCTGCCGGATTTCGGACAAATCATAATGATCAAATCCCAGATCAACGGTCAAAGCTGCCAATTGAAATTTCTTTGGATAAAATCTGCGTAATCCGGATAATGCATATAAAAGTGTCAGAGAATCTTTTCCTCCGGAAATGCCGACGGCAATCCGGTCACCATCTGCAATCATCTGGTAATCGTCAATTGCCTGGCGGACATAACTGTATAATTGTTGTAGTTTCATATAATGGTTCCTTTACTTGTGCTAAATTAATGGAATATGCAAAAGGCACTCCAAGGCGTTCGCGGAAACGGCAATAGTGGCATTCATGCAACTATTCGCAAAACCGGTATCAATGTTTATCGAAAGCGTAGGGTGACCGAAGCGGTAGTTTATAGCGTGTGACATCCATTATACCAAAACGGAACACGCTGTTCATAAACTATTTGATAAACACGAGGTTTTGCGAAAGCGGAGCGGTAGTTATGCTCTCCCTCGCGCGTAAAGTAAATATTTTTGTTATTTAACACGTAACCGAAAAAAGGTTACGTTTTTTTTATTCGTGTTACACGAAAGGGGTGAAAAGGTTTGTGTAATAAAATTGCAGAAGCACTTGTTTGTGACAATCTGTTGGATGAAGTAAACCTTACGATTTCGCGTTTTAATGTGATGCTTGATCAATATTATACTGCATTTTGTGGTGATATTTCAAGTCATGTGCGTGAGGTATTGGATGCACAAATTTCTACTTTGGAAACGCATCTTGTTTCTTTGTCTGGTATTAAGTGTCAGCTTGAAAATGAAATTAAAAAAACTACCGTTTGTGTAGCCCCCTTGGGAGTCGGGCAAGGGGGCGCACCAAAGGTGGGGGGTGTCGGAATGGTACACGAAAAGGGAGGTGAATTGATTGCTAAGGTCGATTGATTGTCCTGATTTTGATTGTGCTATATATGATACCTGTGGAAAGATTGAAAATATAAGATGTCAATGTCTGGCAGAGTTTGTTTATTGCGGTTTTGAGTGTCCGTGTAATGTTTGTACGAAAAAATCTGGCTGTGAAAAAAATTTATTTGATGAATTAAAAGATTGTAGAAAGTAGAGGTAAAAAATTATGGTTATTAGTTCAAAGGTTGAGATTACAGTATTAGCACTGAAAGAGCAGAAAAGCAAAGATGGAACAAAGACGTATTACCGTCTGGCTGTCTTTGATCAGATTAATTGTGAATCTGGAATGTTGCCGTGTTCAGAGGAAGTCGCAAAACTCTGGCAGAATAAAGGTTTTAAATCTATGGATCATGTGGAACTTGGTTGTGAATTTAATGACCAGTATGATTCTTTCCGTGTAGTATCTGTTAAGGTGCTTCCGGTCAAATGACCGTTTGCATAAATCTGGGCGGTAGCCATGAAATACTGCGTCTGCCGTCCGAACCCCTAAAGAAAGTGGGATAGTATGAAGATATTGTTTTATAGAATTGATATGGTTGTGAGGTCTGTGTTATGGATAATACTCAAATTGTGGAAGTAGCAGAGAGTGGTACATCAGGTATAGAAAATCTGGATATTAACCTTGTTGAGGTTTCTGCTGTTGCTTTCATCTTGTTTGCTATAGGTGTATTGATAGGATTGATTGTTTTTCATATCCTTTCGCGGAGGTGGCATGCATGAGTGATTTGTTTTCACTTTGGGTTTCATTGTTATCTGAAGGAATTGCACTCGGTTTTATGTTAGGTTTCATATCTTGGGGTATTGGCTTCGGGATTTATGGAATAATCAGATTGTTTAAGATGGGTTAAAACCATCAGAAAGGAGGATGAATATGGAGACAATTCAGGGTGCAGTAAAAACTGCTTTTGCTACAGTGCAGACAGATGTAGTATCTATGATTACAACTTGTGCACCTTATGCACTTGGAATCATTGGAACTGTATTAGCGGTTACTATTGGTATCAAGGTATTCAAAAAGCTGACTGCTCAGGCATAGTTTTTTGATGTAGAGCGGGTTATAATGCCCGCTCTTTTTTTATCGAAAACGTGAGATTATGTATATTGCGATTAGTGCCAGAAAAATAAATCTGCCTTGTTTGTCCAAACGATTCCAAAAATCTGTTTTTTCGGGTTGCTTTTTCTTTGGGTTGGAATCTATGCCGTATACATATTTGTTTTTGTAGTATTGTTGGGTGTGTAATTTTGGTTTGTATTTATCGCGCCAATAGTTAGCGTCTTTTTCATTATCGTTCATCTGTTCAATCCCCCTTTTGATTGATTATATCAGAGAATGATATTGATGTAAATATGTGAAATGGGGGTTGAAAATGAAACGGATTAGAAAAAAGGTTATTCCCTTGTTTGTGGCTCTGCTGATATTGGTGGGTGTACCATTGACAAGTTATGAAGAGGTAAAAGCTACCGGAGTAGAAGAGTATTTGTATTATACATATTGGGATTTGATGAATTCCCTGTATGCTATGACGGGGTATGACATGAAAATTTCAGAAAGTGAAATAAAAAATCATGGTGTGTCAGGAAAGCAGGTCTGGAAAAACTTTACTACTTTTGTAGATAATACTGCTAAAATTCATTGGAAACTATATTCAGATGCCGGAAGTTCTGCTATGAAAGAACTGAAGGACCTTGTAAATACTGTTACGCAAAAGGGTATATCTATATCACAAGATCTTTATGATATGCTTAGGGATGTGTTTGGATATCAGGCTAAGTATTCAAATGCTGTAAATCAATTTGATACATCATCTGTTGATGTAGTTTATGAGGAGTTAATGGCTTGGACTTGTGCTTCATCTGATTTTGAAGATGTTGATTATTTGAAATCAGTTGCTCGATCTGTATTTTCCGGTTCGGTTTTGAATATCGCTATTGATTCAGCGGGGCGATATATAGTTTTTTGCTCTTCTTCAAATCTTTATTTGTCTAAATCTGGTTATATTTATGTTTTAGATTCTAAGGGTAATGAAGTTTTGCCGGGTTTTTCTCAAGTTTGGGTTCAGCCTTATAGTAAATCTTGTCATAAATATGATGGTTGTATATATGGTGTAACATCTTGGATTGTTAAAGGCGGTGCTTTTACTGGTGCTGATGTTGTAAGTGCGCAAGTTTCTGCCGGAGCTTGCCCGAAAGAAGTTCCTGACGTATCCCCGTGGATTAAACATACAGATGTTCCAGATGAATGGAGAATTGTAAAACCGAATGAAGTGCCTGATCCAGATGATGATAATGATGGTGATGCTCTTCCGGTAGTTATACCTATTCATCCTGCGAAGCCGGATAAACCGTCAGAGACTGAAACAGAAGAGAGTACAGAAAAACCGGATAAAGATAAGAGTAAAGACCCAAGTGTAATTATTAACCCAAGTACCGGTAACCAGATTGATCCTAATACGGGATTAGATATTGATCCAGATACCGGGTATTTGATTGATCCAGACACCGGAGATTTGATTGATCCTAATACCGGAAAAAAGGTTGATAAAAATAAAATTAAAAACCGTGTGAAAAATCTTCCCTCTATTGCAAGTGGGGCAGGGAATATTACTAAATATTTTCCATTTTGTATTCCTTGGGACATGATTGCTCTTATTAAGTCTATGAATGCTTCGAAAAAAGCTCCTGTGTTTCATTTTGAATATACATTTAAAATTTTGAATTATACATTTATCGTTGATGTAGATATGAGTGATTATTGGAAGTATATAAAAATATTTCGGTGGGGTATGACGATATTTTTTGTTATTGGTCTATTTTTTGTAACTGTGAAATTTACTACATTTGTTTATCGTATGGGTGGTTGATAGAAAGGAGTGATTTTATGTCTGCTGCAGGTGTTCGTGCCTTTTTTATTTCAGTAGCAGCTATTGCGGTTCTTGTTTTAATTGCTTTTTTATGTGGGATTCTTCCCGAAAGTCCTTTTCTTGCATTTTTGAAAGCGGAAGAAATGAATGAGTATTTAAGTGCAATTAATTATTTTGTTCCAATAGATGCTTTTATAACGATTGGGTCGGCTTGGTTGCTGGCTATTGTTCCGTGGATCACGGCGCAGTTTGCAATTACTGGTGTGAAGATTCTCGGTGAATTTATTCCATTTACTTAAGATTGAAAGGGGTTCATTATGATTACATTATATTCTGGTACACCGGGTGCAGGAAAGTCCCTGCATCTGGCATCACGTCTTTATCACTGGATGCAGTATAGAAATGCACCTATTATAGCAAATTTTTCGTGTGATTTTTCATCAATTAAGAAACCAAAAGGACAGTTTATCTATATCGACAATTCACAACTTACACCAGAGCGTCTTATCTGGTTCTCGAAAAATTATGAACAGTATATTGGCCGCAGACCGCGCGAAGGTGAAATTCTGCTTGTAATTGATGAAGCCCAGCTTTTATTTAATTCTCGGGAGTGGGTGAAAACTGATCGCGCGGAGTGGTGCGCTTTTTTTACCCAACATCGGAAGTTGGGGTATGAAGTTGTGCTTGTGGCGCAAATGGATCGGATGCTTGACCGCCAGATCAGGGGACTTGTGGAATATGAGTGGATACACCGGAAATGTTCTAATTTTGGTGTAGCCGGAAAACTTCTCGGTGTGCTCTTTGGTGGAAAGTTGTTTGTCGCGGTAAAGGTTTGGTACCCAATGAAAGAAAAGGTTGGCTCTGAATTCTTTGTTTACAGAAAAAGATTTTCGGATATTTATGATACCTACGCTTTGTTTGCTATTCCAAAGTAGTGTCCCGCGTGGCTGTGGGGAGTGGGGATTCAGGGACCCCGCGACCGCGGGCACGCGGGCGCTCTACTTGACAGTAGCAACACTTTGCACTCATAGTTAGAAACAATCCGGTAGGATTGTTGATAAAAATTGAATACATAGGGGGTTTGCTTTATGGCTTTTTATAATGTGATGAAATTGGAATATCATGATTTCATTCAGTATCGTATTTATGAAAAACCTGTCGAATATGACGTTAAAGCAGATTTGAAGAAAGAGGATGTATCCTCTCCCGATTCAGGCGAATGTATTGATGTTGAAGCACGTAAAGAAAGAAGTATGTATGTATCGTTAAACAGGACAAAACAGAGTGTGTATTCTTTGGCTTATAATAATAAATGGGATTGGTTTGTTACATTAACATTTTCTGATGAAAAAGTAGATCGTTATGATTATAGTGAAATTATTAAAAAGACAAGAAAGTGGTTTAATAATATGAAAAATCGTTTTGCCCCTGATCTTAAATATATCTTAATACCAGAACCGCACAAAGATGGCGCGTATCACCTGCATGGCTTGCTGGCAAATTGCGGAGAATTGCAGTTTGTGGATTCTGGTAGGGTAGTAGATCATGGAAAGTCAAGAAAAAAAAATTGTAATAATGCTGATTTGCCGATAATTTATAATATAGCAAATTGGAAGTTCGGTTTTTCTACTGCCACAAAAGTTCAAAGCAATGCAAAATGTGTTTCATATATGACCAAGTATATTACAAAAGATTTATGTGTTATTGCGCAAAAGCGTAGACGTTACCTCGCAAGTAATAATCTGGATAGGGTAGAGAGGGAGTATCTTAATATCCCGCGTGACCAGATTGATAATTTTTTAGTCCAGGCATATCTGGAAGATAGAGTTGATTATGCAAAGACCCAAAAAATTCCAGAAGCAGGACAGCATATCAATTATGTTACCATTAAAAAGGGGTAG